GTCTTCTGTTTGTATTTCTGATATTTCAACATCACCATATGCATTAATATTAATACCCTTGAATAAATTTGAATCTGGACTTATTCCATGCTCTTCAATTAAAAATTGCTTTACATCATTTTCTGTTTGTATCCGTTCATCATCACTTAATATACCAGCAATCATTTTAAAATTTGATTCTGGATATTTTTTACGTATAAACCTTGTTATCCAACCTTTGATAGCACCTGAACTAGATCCAGCCAATTATGTAATCACAAATATTTCTCTTCTATTTTCGATACATTTTTCAATGTCTTGTCTTAAGTCTTTTTTCATTTGTTGTAGGTCTAACCCTGTACCACCTACTGGTAGTCTATCCATTCTAAGACTTGTATTTAATATATCAAGAGATGTCATTTTAATAATACAGTCTTCAATATCTCCTGGGATAGTTGAATCACCAGCAAATCCTTCTCCACCATATCTATATGTTACTCTTACCCTATTTTTTCTTAGAATTGAAAATATAAATCCTCTTAAATGAACAACACCTCTCTCATAATTAGCATCATACCATTGAGAGTTACCTAAAATATTTTCCCAAACAGAACTTGACCCTTGCCAAATTTCTATTTTATCACCTTCATCTATATCAAAATCATAAATGTTTCTATGTTTTAACCATAATGGAGTACCCCAACCAAATGTATATAGTAATGGTAAATCATGAAGTTCTCTTGTTATTTTTTTGGATCTCCAAGCATGACCCATTCTTCGATCTAACTCATCTTCTTTCCTAATTATTATTTTTTCAACTTGTGTTTTATTAGGAGTAGTAGTAGCAGTAATGGGGATTCTGAGAAAATCAGAAACATCCTCGACTGTACAATAAGTTGTAGCCATGATATAAATAGAATGGTATTGTATTTAAATTTACTTAAAGACAACCGTGAACTCGGCTGATCCAGTTACATCTGCATAAATACCGTTTTCAAAACGTCTGTTTATACCTACATATGTACCCTGTGCCTCTGAAAATATTGTAAATTCTCCTGTACCAGAAGTTGTTGTTCCATTCTTGAAGACACATTTGGCTCCAGAACTACCAACTTTTGAGACATAAACGTTTACAATAACCCCATGTGCTCCTTTTATTAGTGTATCAGAATTAAAAGATACTACATTGTGGTTTAGTTCTACCATACACATATGAAGATGACTCCATATATAAAGTTTATTAGAAAAAAAAAGTCGGCTGTTTTGGACTCTAGTAGCCTATGACTAGAAACTCGAATATCTTTGAGTTAGTTGCTGAGCTAGCGTTTGCTAATTCTGACATTGCAGAACCTGTTGCTCCACCTACTTCTAAGATTTTAATCTTCTCGTTTGTCTTGTCATATACCACTTCCCTTGAAATGTTAGAGTATGTTGGTATTACAGCAACGAGTGTAGATATCCTGCCCTCTTTGAGGTCAGCAGACACTCCATTGGTCGCATAGTTATCGCCACTACCGAAGGTAACTTTGATAGCATATACTCGCAGCTTTGATACTAATGCTGCTTGCCATGAGAGTGTTTTTCTCACGTTTGCGTTTGTCCAATCTGATGAACTGATTGTTAATGCCATTAGTTAATGTATAGTTGACCTATATATAAAGTTTAAAAAAAAAGAAAGGGTATTTTTTTCTAGAGTTTGATATCTCTGATTTTGCCTTGTGATTTGAAGTGACGACATACAGTCTCTCCCATTGTTCTGAAAACACCTTTCTCAACGAAAGCGTTGTTAACAAATGGGTATCCTGGTGATCTTCGTGTTGCTTCATAGTATTCTGTTGGGATTGATATTTGAATTCCAATTCTTGGGTATCCATATCCTTCAGCATCTGATGTGTCCAATGCGAATAATCTTCCGATTTCTGAAGAGTCTCCAGAATCGCTTGGTGCATCCTTTGATGGGATGAATGGGATTCCATAGATAGAATCAACGTGTATACCAACTCCAGTACCTTTGAATGTTTGAATTCCGTTTACATCAACTTGTACTAAGCTTTCACCGTATGGGTTTGGAATACGGACTGAAGGCATATATAAGCCTTGTATTTCGGAGTAAACTTCGTGGGAACCGAGGAATACATTTGGATCTTTACCTGCTGCTATTCTAATCTTTCGTAAGAAAGTTCTTAGAGTATCATCAGTTAAGACACCATTGGTACCAATAGTACCTGAAGCAGATTCGACTGTTGAATCAAAGTCAGTGCCACTATCTCTATCGATAGTTGCGTTTGCAGCCCATGGATCATAATAGCCAGTTGTACTTGCTCCTAGAGCCGTTTCCTCTGCATCACTTGATATAATTCTATCAAGTGCTTCAAAGTCTTTCGTACCTGTCCATGTTCCAGAACCTGTAACTTGACCTTCAACGTCTGCCAATAACATTCTGTTAAGAAATTCTTTGTGTTGTACTGCCATATACAATCGGAGTGATCCTAGACCTCCCCAAATGTCATCTTTGCTGTGTGTAGCCAACCATTCCATTACTTCTGATGCACTAAAAGGCAGTTGTGCTGTCTTTGGTCGAACATCAATTTCTTGTAGTGTTGGTTTTATTGTTTCAGCAATGTTACCACCTTCTGATGTACCACCCAATACAGTATTGCCTTGGTTAGTATTCAAAATTGGTTTTGCAGTAATGACCCTCCATCCAGATTTATCCCATGGATACTTTGGTAAGATACCAAATGCATTTGCTTCAAGGTTTAATTGAGCCCATGCGTATGCTCCAAAGATTGCATTGAATGTTCCAGTTGTACTTGTGGTAACTGGGCTATCTGCTTTTCTTAGGAGGTTTCTGTTGTAACCATAGTAGAGTGCTTCGAGTTCGTCAATAGTTTTTATTTGAACCATTTTAGAATCCTCTTACCTCATCGTCAGAAGGTTTGTAGTATTTCCCTGCCAAAATGTCTTGTGCTACTTTACTAAGTCCTTCAAAGCCTTGTGCTCTTGCATCTTTAAGAATTGGACTGTAGTCCTTTGTTGATTTCTCAACAGTCTCAAGTGCGGCACCTGGTCTTGGTGTTTCTGTAGTAAAAGTATGTGAAGATTTCTGAACTAGTTGCGTTTTCTCTGATGATCTAAGTTTACCTTGGTCTGATGATGGTTTGTCATCTCCAGATCTGTCCGAATCCAATCCAGATTGATCTCCTTGTGGATAAGGTTTTGCAGGTACTTTGACATCTGCACCTACATCATCTCCACTCTCTGAACCTGATGGTTTCAAAGGTAAATCTGATGGGGTTTCTAGAGCTTTTAATCTGCTATCAATTGACTTGATAGTATCGCTAACACCAGTTTGACCTGTTGCTAATGATTTGATTTGCTCAACTAGAGAATCGATGCTAGTTTTTATTGCGTCAACTGATTTCTCTGAAGCAGATTCGTCTTTCTCATCTTTCGGTGGGAAAGCTTTTTCTTCTTCTTCAATATCAGCTTTTTCTTCTTCGACAATTTTGTCTTGTTTTTCGTCTGCCATGTTGTTATTATATTTAACTTTTTCGGGGTTTATATATTTTCCCTTTTCCTCTGTTTCTGTTATAGAAGCTATAGGATCACTGCCTTGTTGGGCTGTATTATAGCCTCCAAGACCTCTAACTCCCATACCTCGTGAATTATCTAAACCGTCTTTATTCTTATCTTCTGGTATTTCTTTTGGTTGTGGATGACCTGAACCTTGCCATTCTTCCTTGATTTTTCTACCTGAACTTGCATTTTCATCTACATCTTGATTATATTGACTATGAGAATTACCATCTGTTTCAGGGTCTGAAACTCCTTCCTTACCACTATCACTTGCTCCAGAGTCATCTTTAACGAATGATCCTACTATTTTTTCTGCCTGTTCTTTTGTCTTTCCATCGGCTATTAATTTACTAACCTTGCCTGAAAATGTGTCTTCTTCAGAAAGATTAGCATCTTTTTCTACTAAACATCCAAATTTCTCACATTTAATTAACATTTTACCATTACCTAACTCTTTGCCATTTGTCATTGATTTTGCCAATGCATTATAATCTGTTATTAAAGCAAGTGGAACTGCTGGATCTTCACATACTGCTACCTCATAATGCTCTAAATCTTTCAAAGCATATGCAACTGAACCATCTTTCATTGTAACTGGTTCTCTTTCTGACTTGGTTGCACCACCAAATGATAGACCTTTATATTCTCCAGATTTTATTTTTTCCCAAATATCATCGTCTAAATCATAGTTCTTATGTATTTTACCTGTAATTTTAATGGCTGGTATTGAATCACCATCATTCTCAATCTCTAATCTAGCAAAATTAATACCCTTACCTACAACTCTATTACTATGAGTATCTGTTATAGGTGCTCCCCTGTCCATCCATATAGGTAATACCTTCATTAATTCATCAGTTATTGTAATTTCATTTTGTTTATCTTTCATTTGTACTGTTAATATGCCCTCAAAATATCTCTCATCAGAGTTTATAGCCTCTAAACTCTTAGTTACTGTGTTCTTAAAAAACAGTGGATCCATTACATATATGTGCACGCTGTTAGTTTATAAAGTTTATTAGAAAAAAGAGGGAAGGGTGGGTAAAATAATACCTATTCCTAATCTTTCTTTGCTTTTGTTATAGCATAATCTGCTGCGAAACCAGTGGTCAAGCCTATTAAGACCAAACCAATCTCTCCAATGCCTTCAGTAGCTATAGTTTGACCTATGGCTATTGCTGCGAATGTGGAGATGATTAAAGCACCTGCGAATTTCCTTGCAGAGAAAGACTCTTCTGTTCTGTGTAGGTATCCTCGTAGACAGTTTAACCCTGCACCAATTACTGCTGCTATAACAGTTATTAATACTGGATCTACCATAATGAATTTTCAAAATAAGTCTAATATAAACTTTACTTAAACAATAGGCACGTCAAACAAAAATGCTCATGTAACTCCTTGAGCCATTCACACTTCTTTTTTTTACTTTTTGTTTTTTCCATTAACTTTACCCCACTCTGCTGTCTCTTTTGATATTGATAAACCAGTTACAAATATAGCTGAAATAAATGCTATTAATAATGACATTTCAAATGATAGCCCAATATCATAAATTGATTCTGCTACATTACCACCGACTAATGGAGAGAAAAAAGAAACACCAAAATTACCAGTAACTCGTGCTATTCCTCTTTTTATATCTTGTGCCATGTAATACTAGTATATTTCAAGTATTTAATTATTTAATTGGAATTAATAATTGTTCCTTAATTAAACTCAATATTATTAGTGGATCCCTCATAATAAAATCTAGAAATTCACTGTCTCCACCTGTTAATCCAGAGTATCTTCCACAATTATAACAAACAAATATTTTATGGGCTCCATCTGTATAACCATACATCTTCTTTGAACATGAACAAATTTGATCTGCTACCATAAATATCAGAGGAATCGTTTATTAATAAGTATTTTTATTAATTTATATGGCAACATCATTTCATATTTATGATAATATTGAAACATATAAAACTAAATATGGTGATTATCATAAATTGTTAGAATTCTCTAGTGATATTGTTGATTGTTTTATTAAAGGTGAAAAGATTTATGTTATTACAAATACAAACTTGGAAAAAGAAAGACCACAATTATTTCGAACAATAGTACATTTTAGAAATGGTAAAGCAGATGACTACTTAGATGGGGATGAAATTTTAGTTTTACATGATAAAATTCATTATAATCCAAAAAATAATAATGTTGAGTTTGGAATACGATTTCTTAGAAAACCACTACTAAAATTCTTTGTAGGAAGATTTCATGGTGATAAACCAAAAAAATGTAAAAAGATTGACTGGTCACAAAGATTTTATGATGTTATAAACGATAGGATAAATCTGGTGTTAAAAAATGAATGTTGATTTTCTTTCATTCAAATCATTATCAACTACAAATCAAAAACTTGATAAAGTTGTTGATAAGTTAGATACAATACAAAAACTGTTAGAATTACTCTTAACACCACCTGATTTGAAAGAATATGATAAATGGAAACTTACTAAAAGAAAAGGTCTTTAACGCTTATTACCAAGACCCTTAGACATAATTATCTGCCAATCTTTACCGTGTCTCTTCCTCATTTTCTGCCAGAATGGATCTGCACCAAACATACCACCTTTTTTGTTATATGCCTTTGTAACATCGGCTATTCTTCTATGGCAAGGCTGACAAAATCTTGCATTTATCTGTTCAAGATGAAATTTATATTCACCACAGAAAAAACACAATCCATAAATCTTATCAACTACTTTTGCTAATAATGGTTCTCTACCACGCTTGCCTGCACAATCACCACATATATCAACCAATGTAGCAGAAGATGCATCTTTCTTAAAGCAGTTTATACAAATAGCTTCCTTATACTCATTAACGTGGGTATATTCATTTGCCTGATGTTTTTCCCATAGTTTCTTTCCTATATCTTGACCACCAGTGTCAACATTTAATTTAGTTGCCATTAATAGTTAGCTAGTCTTAATTTCTTTATTGCGTTCTGCAAAATAACATATGCGTTTGTGCAACTGTAACCTGTAGTGCAAACTTTAGGAATTAAGTCTATTACCTCCTTTGCTGATTCTAAAACCATGTCATATCTCTCGGGTCTTTGTTTTTCTTTTGTATTATGCTCATGTGCAATATCACCGTTCTCATGAGAATGTTTTACACCATCATCATGTGTGTGTTCTACTGATTTAGGTTTAATCGTCTTTTTCTTCCTCTTGAATACCATCTTCCCACCTCCTTGTTTCACTTAGTTCATTTTTGATAATTTCTCTTGCCTGTCTAACTGTAACTCCAGCATATTTTCGTAATTCCTCAACTGTTTTCTTTTTTGTCCAATTAAAGTTAATAGAACTTTGTAAAGTATCTTTTACAAATTTATAATTTGATGGATTTATTCCATCTCCATATTCACTCTGTTTTAATTCTAATGCTTTTTGTTTGGCTCCAGGTTTCTTTTGTGGTGATCCTTGAAGCATTCCACCTTCTCTTGATGGTCTTTGATGCTTTGGTTCACCTTCAAACCTCTGTTGTTCTTCTTGTGGTGCTGCTGTACCTCTGCCACGACCACCTGGTTTCATTGTATTTTGACCTTGACCTTCTACCATTTCTCTTATACCTATAACTGGATCTTTTGAAACCTTGAACTCACCTGTATGTGTTCTTCCTATCTCAAATCCTAATCCTTGTAATGCTTTCATATTTTCTATCTCTACACCTTGTATCTGCAAGTCTCTCAATTTATCTGTTTCCTCACCAGTCTTAAGTCTTAATTCCCAATCTTCAACACCGTTCATTAATGTCAATTTACTTAGAAATGATTGTAAAAGAATATCTTGACCCCATTTGACTGCTCTGTTAGTTATTGTTACCTGAAGTCCTTCTTGTGACCAACCAGTTGGTAGTTCACCAAAGTATAATGGTAGAACACCATAGATTGCACCTATGATCATTCTTAATTCCTTTCTTATAGCAGTAAATTCTAATTCTTTTAATGAACCAGTAAAGTCAATCCATTGAGCCATATTCTGTCCACCCTTGTCTGATTCAACTAATAGGGGGTGTATCATGTATGGATCTTCTGTTGCCTTTTGTTCTAATGCATCCCATGACTTTCTAAATGTTTCATAGTTACGAGAAGCAATTACTAGCATACCTCTAGGTGGTCTCATCTTATCGAAGTACTTTCTAATATACTCATCCATATGTGATAATGCCATAACCTTAGACCATATTGCATAAATTGGTGAGAACCCATAAATTAATCCTGGCTTGTATTTTCCAGCCTTCCATAATAATTCTCCCTCTCCATAGACAACTCTCTTTGGTTGTGGTATACCTACAGAATATACTGAGTTTACTTCACAAACAGCTTTCAATGCTTTTGTTCCACAACGGTCACAAACATTTTGTGTAAGACGTTTATCACGATGTTCGAACTTTGGACATACATAGACAGCATTATGTTTATCATCATAACCTATTCTACCGTCACTGTCTGCAATCATAGCTACTTGTGGTGGATCGACACGCAAAAGTTCCTTAACCTCTGTTTTTTTAGGATCTATTTCACCTGTCTTATCATTTATAAAGTAATTCTTTAAGATTAATAAATATGCATTATCTGCAATCTCAAGATCTCTTTCCAATTGTCTTGTTATGTCCTCAATGGTTTGTTCGTTTCCATTAACTGGTTTATGTAATAGATCTTCTAAAATTTTTCTATTCTGTGGTTGTGGTCTTAGTAATTTATCAGACCCACAGTTATCACATTCCATTTTTCCATTAATTTCATTTGCTTTGTTTAATGCATCTGATCCTATTGTTGGGCTTGAATCATTAGATTCCTGTGGTTGATCATCTGGGATAGATCCTTGTAGTGGTTTGTATTGGAATTCTTTTGCACAAACGTCACATTTAAATTTCCATTTTTCAACTATCTCAAATCCATTCTTGAATATCTCTCTGTTAAGTGTCTCTATAGGTATTCGTAATGAATCAACATTATCAGCCAATTCGTAAATCATAATTAATGGGAACGGAAATATAGGTAGTTTGGCACCTGTATCTGTAGACATATAAGGTTGGGCTATGCTTGGTCGTACTGTAGTGTTAGTATAAGACTTATTTAACTGTGTTAGATTTTTGAATATATTCTTAAACGAATCTGCTACTCCCATAGGTTTATTCTAAATAACCACAATATAAACTTTGTTAATGTTTTGTTAATAAAGTGTAACGTTTTTTAGGTGCAATCGCATACTTTATCATAGCATTCTACACGTCTTGCCTCTGAAGTACATTTAATTTTATTTCCAACAGTAGGAAAAACTTCCTCTGCTTCATCATCAATTTCTAAAGACATCAATATCCTTATAATATACTGCTATAAATAGATAGTGTGGGAGTGGTGTGAGCTTGCATATTTCATTGAAAAGGACTACTTTGGCTAAGTAGCTCCCACAAAACTATTTATAAATACAAACTAATTAAAACTATGGAACATATTATCTCAGATGGGGCTAGGTTTACCCTAGAAGCATTTAAACTTAAACAAGCACCATTACCAAGTGTTTCACGAGAAAACCAGGAGGTATTTCTCGGAACCATTGCAGGCTTATTGGAGGCAATGGGTGATATAATACGAGAAGAAGACCCAGAACTATATCAAAGAATTATAAACGCGTTAGAAAAGGTGGCATTAAAATAATGGTCGAACTAGAAGTCGAAGACTACAACGAAATTATAGACTGGTTTACTATTGCGTTTGGCTCAAAAGATGTGTCAACGATCTCAAAGAAGGCAAAGAAGACGTTTTGGAAACTCACGTTCTTGGCAGAAGACAAGATAAAGGATAAAGAGTTAGAGGAGTAAGATTTATATGGGGTGTCACACTTGAATTCATATGTCTCGAAAAAGATCAAACGAAATTATCAGTATATTAGAGCATTGCACTGCGTGGATGGACAAACTCAAAACGGAGTTGTGTGAAATGGGAACATTAGATTATAGATGTCCAGACTGTGAATGGAAATTCTCTGGTGATATATCAAAAATTTACGTCATATTAAAGCATAGGAAGTCTCACGATTGAAATATACGTGTAGAGTCTGTGGGTGGATTAAGGAAAACAAACCACATCATTCAGCATCTGATTCTGACTTTCAGAATATACTTGAACACGAACGAACAC